ATGAATCTTTTATATTTAGGATTTCATTCGTATTTGAGCTTAAATCTATTCTTTTCCCAGATTCAGGGTGTTTAATAGCCCCTCCTAGGTTAACCCAATTAAAATGATGAGCAGTATGTACTACAATTTCTTTTGCCACAGTTGCAACACCAGAATGTACTCTAATATCATCACATATTAGTAATATTTTCTTCCTTTTATCCTTGGGAAGATATTCAAAACTTTTATTCATTTTTAATATAATTTATAGTTCAAGATTGGTTTGGTTAGTAACTTGTTTTCTAAAATCTTCATCTGTAAGATACAAATAAATTGCTCGATCAGCAAGTTTTTGGAAAGAAAATTTTCTTTTCACACATTCAATTTTAAAATTCTCGAATAAATCACTTTGGATCTTAACACTAGTCAGTGTCATTTCATTTTTTGCCATAATATTTAATTTAATTTTTCTTGATACGTATATAAAAATATCAGTAGATTATACCTTCCCCACAAGTTTTTTTATCTTGGCTGTAGGCACAAAACCTACAATTCCATTTACTTGGGGATTTTGGGTAATTTTTTTCTTTTATTTTGCCACTAGAATCAAAACACTCGTTGATGAAATCATTCACAGCAGTTTTTGCTCTATTTATTTTTATTTTACCACTAGGGGGAGTAAATGTTTGTACCCTATAAGCTTGATGGGGTGACATTAATTTTTCATCATCCCAATCTAATACTTTTCTTTTTAATATAAAAAATTCTATATTAATATCTTCTAAAGGTATACCATACTGTTCTGAGAAGAATTGTTTGTATAAGAGGAGTTGGAATTGTTTGTCTTCATTCTTTTTATCTTGCTCTCTCCAACCTCTAGTACTTGTCTTTATATCTATAATATTGAATTTGTTTGTTTTTTCATTATACATGACAACATCTAGATACCCCAAATATAATACGTTATTATACATTTTATTAGGCGCAATTGTGATAGGAATTTCACAACCTACTAAATGATAACCACGTTTTGAAAAGTATTTGCTCCTTTTTTTCTTAAACCAATTTAAAATACCAATCCCATCTTCAAAAAACTCTCTCATTTCCTCTGCTGAAGAGAAATGTTCTGAATTGTTTGATTTGTATTGTTTTTGGTATTCTCCTATAAATTTTTCTTGGAATAATTTTTCTAAATCGATTTTATCAGCATTAGCTCCACTAGTCTCATACATTACATCTAAATAATGCTGCATTACTTCATGAATGGCTGTACCAAATACAGTATGGATTGAAGAAGTAAACCGTTTAATCTTATCCTTATATTGCAATTTCCATCGGTATTGACAACCTCTGTAAATTGACATTTGAGAATATGAAATATTTTTTTGATACGCATAGTTTATCTCTTGAGGAGGACTATTACGGATTTCTTTTACTATATTTGGTGTTTTTTTAGCCATATTTTTTTATTTCTTCCACTTGTTTCGCCCTACAAGTAGTCCAATTATCCCATAGTTGGAAATATCAGCAAAGGTATCTTCCATTCCTTCACCTTCAACATAATTTCTTCCGTTAACCATTAAATTTCTTAAGCGTGAAACCTTATCAGTTAATCTTATAGCCAACCCTGTTAGTGAGAATTTTTTATCACCTTCATTATTAACAATATCTCCACCTAATGCTATGTTACTTAAACCATAGTCTAAATGTTTTGATGCAAACATCTCATATTGTTCTTGTTGGATTTTTTTAAATTCTTCAGACAATTCAGGGTATTCTTTTTCAAATACCTTTACTTCTAAATTGGTGGGGATGCCTGATTTTGCGTTGCTGATTTCTCTACTGCTCATATTTTCTTCGTATTTACTTACTGTGTTACCCATTGAGTATTTTTTTGCTATTGTTTTTGTTGAAGTATTTATCTAAAGCACCTAACCTATCATCAGCATCAACTAACATAGCAAGTGCTTCTTCAGCGTTCTTATAAAAGTCTCCTGTTGAGTGGTCACCGATACCAACTGCATTATTACTTAATATTTCAAGTGATAATAAAGCTTTTGATTTATCTGCTTCCGCAGATGTTACTAGCATTTTATATAAATGTTGTTTCATTTTAGTAATGGTTTTATTTCTTTTTTATCTAACCCTTTATTAGTTAATATACGATTTACTTCTGTAGGAGCCAACATTTTTATGTATTCTTTTGCTTCTCTACTAGAACATTCAAAATAACCTTTAATATGATTTACTAAATCTTTATTAGGTTGTTTTACCTTAGATTTAATATATTTATTCCATTTATTATTTTTGGGAATGTATTCTTTGTAAATTGAATATATTTCCTTTTTACTTTGAGGGGGCATAGACTGAACTTCATTCACTATATCTATGTAATTAGGATCCATACTAAGGAAGCGATGAACCATATAACTATTCCAAACCTCCCAATCTTTATCTGTAAAAGACTCAACTGGGGGTTTGGTGTTGTTAATACATTTGAGCCAATCAAAGACGTTTTTCATTAAATGAGCTCGTCTGTTAGTTCTTCTCTTAATTCTTTAGGTAATGAATCCTTTAAAATCTTTTTAGAAGAAGGATCATAAAATACAGGAATGGGTAGTAGAGCATCTTCATCTGTTCCTGTAATGAATTTGGATACTTTACGTAATACTACACCTTGTAAAAAAATACTACCTCCATCAAAGTTTTTGATTTCAGTTGTGTTGGTAAGGTCAATTTGAGGTTGTTGGACTTGTTTTTCCATAGTTACTTATTATTTATTAAATTTTGAATTAATGACATTGTATTTATTTCCTTATCAATTCGGAAATTTGCTTTGTATTGGTGTTCATTTATTAAAATGGCTGCTGTGCCTTCTCTGCCTGGTGAGTGTTCAGATGACCTTTCATAGAGGGCTTTGAATAATTCATCAAAATCGTCTACATTAGCATCTGCTATGATTTGGCGTATATCATTAAATTTAGACTTGTTTGATAAAGCATTAATTACTTTATCTATATAATTAGACGATACTAATACCGATTTATCTAATTTTAATATATTATCTTGAGTAGATAACTGTATAGTATTAATACATTTACGTAAATCAGGATAGTATTGGTTAACTAAAGGTACTAAATCATTTATATTATGTTCAATAGACTCTTGTTGTAGAATCCAATTTAAATGTTTAGCAACATCTTTTTTAGTTGGAGGTACAATTTTAAGTACTTGACATCTTGATTGTAAAGGATCAATAATACGCTCCACAAAATTACAAGTCATGATAAATCTTGTAGTACGTGAAAATGTTTCGATAATATTACGGAGTGAAGCTTGAGCTTGAATCGTAAGAAAATCTGCTTCATCCAAGATAACCACCTTAAGTGGTTTAAAAGAGGCAACACTCGCAAACCCTTGTACTTTATCTCTAATAGTTTCAATACCCCTCTCATCTGAGGCATTGATGTATATGAATTCACAGTCAAGGTTTTGAACACAAAGCTTTGCTAGAGTAGTCTTCCCAGTACCACTTGGACCATAGAAGATGAGGTTTTGGATATCATTTTGATCTATATACTTAGAAATAGATTTTTTGATACTCTCATTACCTACATAATAATCTAAATTATCAGGACGGTATTTCTCTACCAATAAACTATGATTTTTAGTACTCGCCATATAAAGAATATTGTTTTACAGGTTGTGGTTTAACTTCGTGTTCTGATGTTGTAATTGCAAATAATTCGCTGGTCATTGGGGATAATCTATAATCTCCTCTAAATTTAGTTTGGGTCATGTACGCCTCTAAAACATCTGTGAGGGAGTTGTAAATTTTTCCATCAACTCCATCAGATATAAGTTTCCAGCGATCCCCAGGGGGTTGTCTCTTAGCTATAAGTACAGGGGTCTCTTCAATCCTTATTTGTCTTGCGCGGATGTCTTCTACTTTTATGTCTTCTGTCATAGTGTTAATATATGAAAAATTAATAGGGGGGACAAGCCCCCCTACATAAATTATTTACTTTCTGCTACAGATGCTTTTTTATAATCTGTAATTACTCTTTTAATAGCTTGTGCTGCTTTTCTTGCCCTTGCTTGGCTAGCTTTAGTAGTTCCACCATTTTCTGCTGATAAGATATTGTAGTTTTCTTCAATAATCTCAAAAATTTCTTGTTTCGTCATTTTTTATTTATTTATTTATTAATTAATTTACATTCCCATACCCATCATAGGGTCCATTTGAGGTGGGTTATTATCTTCGCTTGGTTCATCTACTACAGTACATTCTGTAAGTAATACTGTGCCTGCAACTGAAGCAGCGTTTTGTAATGCTGTACGAGATACTTTTGTAGGATCAATAATTCCAGCTTCTTTCATGTTAACCGTCTCATCAGTTTTAATATTATATCCAGCCCAAGTATCATTACCTGAATTGATTAAACTATCTGCTAGAATTTGACCTTTAACATCGTTAAAACCAGCATTAACTAGGATTTGATTAAATGGTTTAGCACATGCTTGTTTAACAATTTGTGCACCAGTAGTTTCAGCTTCTATACCCGAAGATGCATATAGTAATGCTATTCCTCCTCCAGGTACAATACCTTCTTCAATTGCTGCCTTTGTAGCATGTAAAGCATCATCTACTCTATCTTTTTTCTCTTTCATTTCCGTTTCGGTATTTCCTCCTACGTGGATAATAGCAACTCCCCCAACAAATTTAGCTAAACGTTCTTGCAACTTTTCAATTTCAAAAGGAGTTTGAGCTTTATTAATTTGGTTTTGGAGTTCATCAATACGTTTTTCGATTGCATCTACATCTCCTTTACCATCAACAATTGTTGTTTGTTCTTTTTCAACAGTTACTGTTCGTGCTTCACCAAACCATTCCCAGCTGAATTTATCAAGTTTCATACCTTTATCTTTACTGAAAACTTGACCACCAGTAGTAATAGCGATATCATCGAGTACCAATTTTCTTCTATCTCCAAATTCTGGGGATTTAACAGCACAGACATTCATTGTACCTCTCATCTTATTTACAATCAAGGTTGCTAGTGCTTCCTGATCGATATCTTCAGCAATGATTAGTAAGGATTTAGCTTGATTTGATACTGCTTCTAGAATTGGGAGTAATTCTTTGACTTGTGTAATTTTCTGGTCTGAAATTAGAACAAGTGGGTTATCTAGAGTAGCGGTCATAGTAGTGTTGTTTGTTACAAAATAAGGGGATTTGTATCCTCTATCAAATTGTAATCCTTCTACTGTTTCTAGATATGTTTCTCCGGTTCGTGATTCTTCAATATGG